TCAAAATAGTCTGCATGTTTGTCCCAGTCACGTTTCTGTGCAACTTTAATTGCTTTAGTAATTAGTCCTGGTTTAATATCAAGTTCTTCTGCTACTGCTTTAATTGTGTCTTTAAGACCACCTTGTAGGTCCTCAATTTCTTGCAATACTGTTACGCCCTCTTGAACAAGACGCTCAAGTTTTGCTTTTTCTTCTGCACCATAGGTACGATCACTCATAGATTACTCCTAAATAAATGTTATTACTTGTTAAGTATACAGGATTATTTAGGCATTGTCAAGTGTTTATTTTATAAAAGCACCAATTCTGCCAT